GGAATTATTAACCGCTTGAAAAAGTTTGTACTAAAAAAATTACTCTCATAAGTATAACCAGCGTTTGCGATTATCTTTTCTAAGTACTCCTTTAAAAATAAAGCTGGACGAAATGCTGTGTACTGGAAATCGTGCTTATCCGTACTAACTAACCCATAATCAATTAACGGATAGTAATACCCGTAACCATGATTCCAGTCATCCCATGACGCTGTTATGTTAGCTAGTGAGTACGTGTGATCGTAAGCAGAAAAATCCAAGTCCTCTAATTTACTATTTGATAACGCTGAAATAAAACCACCCAACTCCCCAAACACAGCAACTTCGTATTCGTAGTTATTTCTATCCTTAATAATTCTAAGAAGTCTTAACGTGCCCTTAATAATTTGTAAACCGTTAACCTCAATTCTACAACGTGCCAAACGACTTGCATTAAAATTGTAAAATATATTTTGCCCTACACCCGTAAAATTAGCATTGTTTAAATCGTAGATATTCCCTAAGATGTTATTATTGTTCCCGGTACCAGGCAATACGATTGTCTTACTGAATGAAGTCATTTTACTATCGATGTTAACAATGTCATCCACAGCGTAAGTAATCGAATTACTTAACCCCTCTGTTAAATCAATTTCATAATTCTCAATGTATAACTTTGTCATCGTCTATGTGAGTATCTTGTTTGATTGAATTCAACTTCTATTTCTAATGCTCTAAGTCTATTGTTCACGTATTTGCTGTACTCATACGCCGTTGTTTTCATAGTTACGGGATAATACCATCCATCTATCTCGGCGTAAATCTTTGCACTCGAAATCAACTCACTTAACCAATCCGCTTCGTTATCGTTTGGCGCATCCATTGTAAGTTTTAGCGTCCAGTTCTTCTCGATAGCGTAGTTTATTTTGCTTTCGTTGTACTGATTGCCCTCATAATAACTTACACCGCTATTGGTATATTTTACGTCTGATTTCTCAAATCCTTTTTGTGTAGTTTCTAAATTCAATCTGCTTACAAGTCCAAACTTCGCTGTGTCAAACATTCCCCACGCCGAAAGGAAATGAAGGTTAACGGGCGTGTATTTACGATTACATTCTAAATAAACTGTAAATGTTTCTACAGCAATAACGTCATCGGGATTAAATTCAATAACATAATACTTTACATTTGCGTCAATAAACGAGCTGCCAATGGTTGCATTTATTGCAGCCGGACCAATATTCATTTGCATAAATCCCTCATACGCTACACGCTCAGGTATTGCCTGACTAGCAATAAGAGAATTATCATATCCGTATTTATTAACAACCATTTTAACCTCTAAGTCATCAAAAGCATCCTCAGTATAAAACCCTACAAATAAGTTATCAGTTAATGATGCCTTTGCTGTTTTTGGTCTGTTAGTAAGGAATTTATTTTTTTTATCTACCTCTAGATTAAGCTGCCTACGCTTGAATAAAGGTGCTAAATAATTTAACGCCCTTACCTCTCCACTAGCCATATTTGAAGTCGTTACACCGCTCACATCTTCGCCATACTGTATAATATATTCAACAAACACATCTCCGTTTGCAGATGGTTGCCCACTTGGATAAATTAATGACTCAGCACTAAACCACTCATAATTAACTGAGTTCCTTGCAACCGTACTGGCATCAAAATACGCCTTACCAGTTTCAGGATTAGGGTATTGTTTAACCCGTATCTTTTGAACGCTGTTAACGAACACGTCGAAAACAAAACGCATATCAGTCGTTCCACTTGCATCACTAGCTAAAACATGATATAAGTCATCTTGCAGCGTTTGCCCGGCACTCGGTTCACTAATTATTGTAATCATTTATTGAGTTTTTTTAACGTAAATATTATATCCGCTCCCACCGCTTCGCTCATTTTTATTTCAAAATCTGCAAACACTTCTTTTACTGCATCGTTAAAATAGTTGGTAGTTTTAATACCATATTTTTTGATTAAGTAAACTAAAGTATCTGTTTTTGTATCTAGTAAACTTTTGCCTTTTCTTTCCGAACCAATCCCAAAAGCCCTATCTCTTTTTACATTAACAATCTTTGCTCTACCGCTACGGATGTACTCTCTAATCGATGCCCTTCCCTCTCTGCTCATTCCATAGGTTTTATACTTATACGGACTGTTTGGAGCGTTTCGGCTGCTATCCTTACCCATTACCCCTTCATTTGGATAATCAAAATAATCAGGCACAATAATTTGTAACGTGCTTTCGTCCACAATTCTTGGAATGATATTACCTTCTAAAAATCCTGATGCCGTTACGCCTCTTTCATTTGCCAACTCTGCACAACGAAGAGCAAACTCAGCTCCAAATTGAGCTAATACCTTTTCAGTAATACCCAACCTGATAGCCTTTGCATCTGTATCACTAGCAGACGTATCAAGAAAACCATCTGATAAGGCTTGTTGCTGTGCTTTATTTATGCTTATTGGCATCGGCTATATCCTTTTGTTGTTTTAATTTTATGTAGGTTAAATCGTTTAAAAACTGTATCACTCCTAAATCCCAAACCTCACTCAGTTTTATATTCTCGAAGTCTGCAACCATTTTGGCATTGTAAAGCCACCCAAAATATTTTGTGAAAGCATCAACGCCTCCATCGCTTCCATCTCCGTTGCCCCCTTCGTTTTCATCTCTTTTATCAAATAAGGCTGTAAATTGCTCATTGTTTTTTTGTAAACAGCGTAAAAAAAAACAGCTGCATGATAACATTTAGAAAAATCAGCGTCTAACATATCGTTGGCAATTTCCTCATGTGTTCGGTTAATCTTTACGTACTTGAATTTTAGCCAACTCCATTTAACTGGTACGCAAATCGATGCCATAATTTTATGTAGGTTGTTAATTACGTCCTCCGCAAACGTGCTAACTTCTACGTACTTCCCGGCATTAAATTCCTTATCTGTTACCGATAACATAATCTTGTAAGTGTGTCCATTAACCCGTATTACTTCGCTAGGCTTGCCATTCATTATTGAGGACGTTTGCAACTCAAATACTTTACCTAGTCGTACACATAAACGGTTGTACTTTTTAAGGCTCATTTTATCGATTGCGTACTCGGACTTACCCGTAAGGCATTGTACTAATCTTGTGGACTTATCTAATTCGTTTAAGTCCATTTTGCTAATAGCAAATAGATTTTGAAATTTACTGATAGTTATCATACTATAATATATAATTTTATGCAAAATGGTAATGGCCGAAATGCTTATGATTTTCTTTGCATTTGTTAGCGAGAGCCAACGCAATAACACAGTCATCATGAAATCCAGTTGGTGCAGAGTACTTTACGCCGGTAGAAGTAAACACGTATTCAAATATTTCTAATTCGGATTTAATAAAACCCTCAGGAAAGCCAATTTCTTTTTTATGGATGGATGACGCCAAAGATTCCATTAGTTGTTGTTTTCTAGTAGATGTAAATTTAAACCCTTCCATCATTGAGAAAGACTTTTGCAAATCTTCAACAATCGCATCCCCTACACCCGTACTATCGATTAATATCGGTTTGGTTCTGTCTATTGCTAAAATCGTTTCCTTAGTTTGCAACCAATCTTTTTGAAACCTATCGAAATAACAAACGTTCCCTTGTACGTCCATACCTATAATTACAGTCCAGTCAACTGACTTCGCCAAATCAATACCGTAATAAGCGATTTGATTATTGGATAGTGGTTTGGTACATTGGTTTATGTGAGTGCTGCCAAATGGATTAGCTGCATTTTCCATAGGGTTTGCCATGTACTCTTGTTCAAATACTGAGTGAGGCAACTGCGCTTTTGCGTCATCAATTTCCGATGGATCGATATACGGATTATCGTAAGTGGTAAACTTAAACGCTTCCCAGTCCGGTTCGCCTGACTTCATGAATAGGCTGTAAAAATAATTCTTACCTTTTGGAGTTGATAAGAAAATAGCCTTACCCTTGTAATCTGTTAGCGTTGGACGGATTGAATTTAACCAGCCTTGTTCTAAATCTCCAATGTAACTAGCTTCATCAATAATTACTTTGTGAAATTTCAAACCTCGCATTGCATCTAACCGCTCTCCGGTAAAAAACCGTATGGTGCCACCCGTAATAAATTCTATAACTAAATCAGTTTCATTCTTTTTGTAAATCTGCTCAGGTAGTTGCTCTAATATATCTTTGAAAAAGATCTTACCTAGTTGATAAGTGGGAGTGATGTATGCAACCCGTTCCTTATCTATTGCACTTTCAATAGAAATATCCTGGCTGATTAACGACTTTCCAAACCTACGCCCACACATAAGCACACGAAAACGGGCTGCACTCTCAAGTACTGCCCGTTGCGCATTATGTGGTTTGTGTAGCTTTACTTCTACTTTCATTCTTTTTTAACTACTATTTCGCTAACCTCGTGTTGATTATGTGTTTTTAAAACAATACGTTGCTTTAATTTATTATACTCTGAAATTGCTTTTACTTTACTGCCTAAGTCTGCATTTTGAGTTATCGCAAACAAAAGCTGCTTATCTACAAAATTATCATTCAATCCGGCATCTTCTAACTCAGAATTGATATATAATAAAATGTTAGTATTTGTTAGTAG